AATAATAATAATAATAATAATAATAATAATAATAATAATAATAATAATAATAATAATAATAATATATATATATATATATATAATCATGAATTTCAAGGATATCAAAAAAAATATCACTGAAAAATATAAGTCACTTTGTTTGCCATCTAAAATTTACACCATTTTGGCATTAATTGGGTTTTTGATTAGTATTGTGTCGTTTTTTAATTCATCTTCACCTACTTTATTATTATTGTTTGGTATTTTATTAAGAATTATATTCTATTTATTTTGGACTTGGGTATTAGATAGCTTATGTAAAAATGGTTATACAACAGCATCTTGGATATTATTAGCCCTACCATATATTTTAGTTATTTTATTTTCATTTGCATTAATTTCTATGGTGTTATTAATTGATTCAAAATATGGAAAATGAAAAACATCTATTAATTTTAGTGTAAATATATAATTAACATTAACAAATCAATATAAACAAATTATTATATTTTATATATATATATAGTATATTTATTTTTTAAAGATGGCTGATAATAAAACACTCTTGAACGCTTTTTATACCCAACTAAATGACCTTGTTAAGGAAATGATTTCTATTATTCCAGGTGACGCAAATCTAAGAGTTGCCAAAAATTCCATAAAACTTGTAGAAAATAATACTCCCGAACTATTAATTAAACTTTGGAAACATTATGTTGGTAAGTATAAGGAGCAAATTGATAATGGGGATTTTGATTACTTTTTAAACAAGGATTATAGCGAGGATATTGCCAATACCGAAGGTTCAGATGCTATTATTGTTGCGATTAATAACATTCGCAATCCAATCAAAGAAATGTCTGAACATAATAAAGCCATGTCACTAAAATATATTCAAAATATTACAAAACTATCTTTTATGTATAAAGCTTAAATACAAGAATTCAAATAAAAGCATTTAAATAAAAATATAAAAAACATATAAATATATAATCACATATATATTTATAAATATTCAAGTATTGTGGTTAATATGGATAAACATAATAGTAATAATGATAATATAGTTATTATAGGTGATTCATTAATACAATATTATAAAGGAAATAAACACTGTTTTCCCGATATGACATTGAATGAATTTATTACAAATGATAACTTTATATTAAATAACTTGGATATTAAAAACAATGATAAAAATAACAAAAATATTACATATGTTTTTTCTTTTGGTATTCATGATTTACAAACGTTTATTGAAGAAGATGATGTTATTAATAATTATATTTATTTGACAAAAAAATACAACAATTGTATGTTAATATTACCACCATTACAAACAGACCATTTTTATGAAAAATGTATAGGTGAAATAGACACAATATTTATTACAGCTTTTATATTTGAATATAAATCGGTTGATGGATTACATCCTAATAGTATTTCTCTTAAAAAATTAAAAAATGAGATTGAATTATAAATTAAATGTGTAATGTTTTAACTTCCAGATTATATTAAAAATAAATTGTACATATATTATTATTTTTTACTAATAGACGTTGTAATTTAATACGATTGTAAATTAAATATGTGTATGTAATATATACAATTTTTTCAATTAATAATGGACAAATCCTTAAAATACAAAACACATAAGCGACGACGTAAAAATAAAAGTAAAAATAAAAGTAAAAATAAAAGTAAAAGTAAAAAAACAAATTATTTAAAAAAAACCCTAAAAAACAAGGCAAAATGCAGTCCTCAATCTGCTTTAACCAATCAATATACTTTTTCTTGTTATTCGCCGATTCAATTAAAAACCCTTAAAAAACATTATAATATTACCCATCCAGATGATAAAATAACTGCCACAAATACAAAACATATTTGGGATGAATTAAATAATAAACTTGCCAACAGATGTGAAGATGAAACTTGTTGGTATAAGCAATTAGATTTATATAAAAATGATTATAAGGAGCAATTCGCACCAAATCATCCAATTAGTTGGAATAAAAATACAACCGAGTGGTTATCTAATATTGACATAATAAAAGTAATGAAACAATATGAAAAGGCTTATCATTGTTTTCAATTTTTAGGACCATCATCTATTGATTATGATACAGTTTTAAACCAAAACAATAATAATAATAATATAGGTGGTATAACCACTGAATATGTATGTAATGAATTAATGAATTTTAATTTGAAAGACATGTGTAAAAATAAAAAATATAAAATAGGGATAATATTTAATTTGGATAATCATTTAGGAAAAGGCACACATTGGGTGTCATTGTTTATTAATTGTCGTACATATACTATTTTTTATTTTGACAGTGTAGGTAATAAAATACCGAAACAAATCAATCGTTTTGTAAGCAATTTAGTTGAGCAAGGAAATGAAATGAATATATCATTTAAATTTGACCAAAATTATCCAGTACAACATCAATATAGTGATACAGAATGTGGTATGTATTCTTTATTTTTCATTATAAATATGTTACAGGATAATTTAAGTACAAATTATTTAAAAACACATAAATTGTCTGATAAATTAATGATTGCACATAGAAACATATTATTCAATTCTCCTAAATAAATAAAAAAGGTTTTTTAAAAAAAAATGATTTTTTTAAATAATTATTTTGTATAATTAAATATTAAATGGATAATAATAACATAGAAAATATTAACAGTAATAAAATAAAAGAAAAATTAAATAATATTATTTGTATGTCAAAAATAAATCATAAAAATGAAATAATGGCACAACTTAATATTAAACGAGCACATATATATTGTAAAATAAATCAATTGTCTGGTCAAATATCAGGTCCATTAATTGAATACTACATAAAAAATAAATATAATATGATTAAAAATAATTCATCATCATGCAATGGTGATTTACAACATAATCAAACTAATTTTGAAATTAAAATTTCAAATGGTGGAAAAAATAACAACAAGTTTAATTATGTACAAATAAGAATGAATCATAATTGTGAATATATATTAACAGCATATTACATAAATAGTATTAATATTGAAAACGAAGGTGAATTATTTATTTTTAAATTAAATAAATGTAACATTAAAAAAATTATATTAAATTATGGTGAATATGCACACGGAACTAAGAAAAAATTAGGAAAAATTGAAGAAAATGATTTAAATAATCCTGATAATGATAAGGAATATGCTATTCGTCCAAAATATGGTGATAAATGTTGGAATGAATTACTATATTTTAGAGTTTATGAAATCTAAATATAATGCAACTAATTCTGCCTTTCCCATGGAATTTTGCCTTGCCGTGTTTAAACTATTTGAATAGTCTAATTGTTTAAATATATTTATAAGTGTTTCTTTATTAATATATAATTCATTTACTTTAAACCAATGCCAACTTTTAGGTCTTAATTTATCCAATTCATCTATTTTTATTTCACCAATATTACCGCCATATGCACGTATAGCAAAATCAGCAAATAATGGAGGAGTAGGTTGTCCATTATTATCACGAGGACCTAATTTTAAAAAATCCCAATCTTTGCATGTTGTGGGTAAATTAATAATTGGTCTTATATAATTTCTTTTTTCCCATATTTGAAAACAACATTTAACTGATATTGAAGGTGTAAAACAACAAGGATTTGTTGGTATTTCTTCGTCAAATACTAAATGGAACATATTATTTAATTTATTTTGGATACTTATTTTTCTAAATGTTTTAGGTATTATAAAAGCAATGACATTTGCCCATTTTGATGAATGATTGAAAAATTTGATTGCAACCGAACTAACTCTACCAAATGGTGGATTACCAATTACTAAAATATTTGTTTTATTTTGTGGAGGTAAATAATCAAAGAAATTCATTTTAATTATATCAGATTGTTCAGGTGATATATCTATACCAATTTTATTACTACTATCTATTTGATTTATAAAACTACCATTCCCTGCACTTGGTTCAATAATTAAATCCCATTTATTAATGTCGTATAATTCATTTACACAATCAATACATTTTTTGGAACAAGATTCAACTGTATAAAATTTATCAAGTCTTTCCTCACGTACATCAATGGTATTGTTTTTAAATGAAACTTTCATTATTAAAAAAATAAATAACATGATAAAATTTATTTTGATTTTTAAATTCATTTTTTTATTATTGAGATATTAAAAAAATGAATTTAAAAATATATTTGATATTATAATTATATATATACTAAAAGTATAGAATGCTTCCCATTGCTAAAAATATTACTGTTGATGACAATGAAATTTATCGTTTTACGTTGGACAATATTGACGTTTCCATTGCCAACGCTTTACGACAATCTATTTTAGGGTATGTTAATTGTGTCGTCTTTGATATTGATAATGCTGAATTTTACATAAATACTGGTAAATTACACAATGAAATTTTAAAGCAACGACTTCAATGTATTCCCGTTATTTTACCCGAAGTATTACAAAATTCCGCACAATTTGATGCTAATGATTACTATGTAGAAGTAAATGTAGAAAATACTTTGGAAGATAATAATAATTATATGGCTGTAACAACCAAAGACTTTGTTTTAAAGCGTAAAAGTGACGACTCAATTGTAAAAGATATTTCATTATTTCCAAAAAATAGTATATCCAATGATTACATTTTATTTTCAAAACTTAATCCCCAGATTTCTACCAATATTAGAGGTGAAGCACTCCATTTTAAATGTGGATTTAAAATAGGTAATGCGGCTGAAAATGGTTGTTTTAATACAGTAAGTGCTTGTTTATATAAGCAAACCGTATTACCTGATACTGATAAAATTGTGGTGGCTGCTAAAAATGAATTTATGGATAAGTGGATTCAATCAAATGTGGAAAATTATAAAAAAGTGTTGGAAAAAGAAGGTAATGGGACAGAGGCGTTAATTACAAGCAAAATGAATGAATATAAAAAAACGTTGATAAATAGTGCTGAATATAATATTGAATTGGGTAATTGGAATTTGTTGAATAGAAAGCGAATATGTAAAAAAAATAGTTATGAATTTGGAGTGGAAAGTATTGGTGTATATTCAAATACGAGAATTGTTAATTTGGCTTGTGAAGATATGTTACGAGAACTTGGTAATTTTATTGAGCGGTGTAATGAGCAATACTATGAAATTCGTACAAATAACAATGAAACAATAGATAGTAATGGTAAATTGCCAGAATCAACAATTGAAAATACAAGTGATGTTATTTTATATGATATTGATGAACGAATTGGTTATATTATTAATTATATGTGTTTTACTTATTTATACAAGGATTATCTGACTTATTGTGCTTTTAAGAAAATGCATCCACACGATTCTCATTCAGTATTACGATTATCTTTTAAGAAAAGCATTGACCCTGTACAAATTTACAAATTATTATCCACTATTATAGACAAGTACGCAATACCTATTATTGTGTCAATTCAAGATTCAGTTGGTAAATAAAAACCCTTGAACTCTTAATAAAAACCCTTGAACTCTTAATAAAAACCCTTGATAAAAATAATGATATATTAGTGTTAGCATTCGCAAACACTTTTGTTTTTTGTTTTTCTTTTTCTTTTTTTTAATTTTTATGAAAAGACGCCAATTAATTTGGTACAAAAAATAAAAATACATATTCAATTATATTTAATTTTTAATAATTTTAATAAATATTTTTATATGTTTTGTATTTATATTATAAAATAATCATAATATAAATGCCAACTTTAAAACACAGAAAATTACATCCATTGTCTAAAAATTCTAAAACAGTGAAATCTAAAAAATCGCATAAAAAATCATCTGTTTCCATTCATCAGCAAATTTCTGGTTCTTTTGAAAAGGAATATGAAAAATCATTACAAACATCTTTAACCAAAGCAAATGATAAAATTCAATTACAACTTATTAAAGAGCTAAAAACTCCCTATATACCATCAAAAATTACACCCCAAACTGATTTTTACACATATATAAATTATCGCTGGATTAAAGACACCAATAATAAACCTGGTATGGGATATTTAACACAAATTGACGATTTTCGCTTGGTACAACACAATGTATATAAAGAATTAATTGATTTAATTAAACAATACATAACAAATACAGATTCTAAATCTGCCAATGTATTGGCAATGTATAATATGTATAAATCAGCAAGTACAAACATAAGTGAATACCAAATGCAAGGATATGCCACGGTATATAATACTTGGATTCAAACTTATTTTAATTCTTCACAACCCAATGCTTTATGGAAAATGATGGGAGAATTAAATAAAAACGAAATCGTATCCTTTGCCTTACCTTTTCAATGGGCATTAGTACCTGACCCAAAACAATCTCATATCTATCGCAGTACAATCATGCAACCTAAATTATCATTAGTTGATATCAATGTTTATTTTGACGATGGAACACAAATTGATTATAAAAAGAAATATCGTATTGAATTTAATAAATATGTAAAAGAATTGTTTAAATTATGTCTTGGAGCAGATTTAGTAACTAATTTTAATCCCCAGGATATTTTTGACGTAGAATTAGAATTATTAGATGCTATGGGATGTATTGCTATGAATGATAGCGATTCAATGCTACAAGAATACGCACGTATTACGCCCATAGAAGCAATTAAAAAATACAATTTTGATTTTAGTTCATTATGTGAAGGAATTGGTTATAAAAATGTGCCTGAATTTTTTACTACATCTAATACAAATTATTTATATTGCGGAGCAACCTTGTGCGTTGAAAAATGGAAAACTCCTAAATGGCAAAATTACTGGCGTTATATTTATTTTAGACAATTATCTCGTTTTAGTGTTGAAGGATTAAAATTACATTTTAATTTTTACGGGACTTATATGACTGGACAACAGGAAATGATGAACAAGGATTTACAAATGATTTATCCTTTTGGTTATGCTTATAATAAATTTCTTACAAACCAGTATATTGCCAATTATTCCAACGATTTGCGTGAAAGTTATGTTAGAGCATTATCCGAAGATTTAAGGCAAGTATTTGTAAGAATTATCAAAAGAAATAAATGGTTACAGCCAGCAACAAAGAAAAAGGCATTAATAAAATTAAATAATTTAAAATTAATTGTCGGTTCTCCTAAAATTGTGGATGAAGACCCTGTATTAACTTATTCAGTAGATGATATATGGGAAAACCTAACAAAAGTATGTAATTGGCGAACTAAAAAATTCATATCTTTGGAAGGCAATATTGTAGATACTACTTTTCCTTTAATTGATTGGTCTGTTACTCCACCTAAATTTATTGGGACCCAAGCATACGTAGTAAATGCATCATATACCCCATCACAAAATGCTATTTATATTCCACTTGGATATATACAACCACCATTTATTGATTTGGCACAACGGGGGGTAGAATACAATTTGGCACATATAGGATTTACTTTGGCACACGAAATGTCGCATTCTTTGGATGATTGGGGAAGTCAGTATGATGAAAATGGAAATTTAAATGATTGGTGGTTACCCAAAGATAGACGTTATTTTGAAGGTATCCAAAAGGATATTATAAAACAATATGAAACATATGCTAAATATGACAACATAAAATTTGATGCAGCAATTGGGATTGGTGAAGATATGGCGGATATTTCAGGATTAAATATTTGTTGCGAGTATTTACGTGATTTTCAGGATAATAATAAAGATATATTACCAATACGCGCTTTATCATTTGATATATTCTTTGTATATTTTGCTTTTCAAATGAGACAAAAAATTAGTGAAGGTGCTATGGTCGCTCAACTTAAAACAAATCCTCACCCTTTGGATAAATATCGCACGAATGTACCTTTATCACGTATGCCATTATATACCAGTATGTATAACATACAAAAAAAAGATAAAATGTATTGGAAAAAATCAAATACCAGCAGAATTTGGGAATAATTGCCCACAAGGTTCCTATTAATATTATAAAACGCCAATTAATTTGATACAATAATATAAAAATATTTCGCAAACTCTTTTATTTTATTTTTTTATATTTTTCCAGAATTACAGCGGGTATTAAAGAATCAATATGTTCAGTTAATTTTAAAGTACATTTATGTATAGTTACACTGCTTACTAAAATAATTTCACTAATTTGTTTTTTATTTATAGGTAGATTACAATGAATTGATACTAAATTTAAAATACCACCTACTATGGATGAAGACGTATTTTCATGCATTAGTTTCATCATTTCTATTTTATAAGCAACAAATTGACACACTTTGGTTAATTCATCACTCATATTTAATTGTTTACACGGACGTTCAATCCATTTACTGGGATTAATTGACAAATTATTCGTATTAAATACACTATCGGGTATATCATTTAATAATGATTCTACTTTTGAACAACCAAATCCAGTAATAGATTCACTTATATTTAATAACTTTGATAATTCTTTATGTGTGCGCGGAAATCCTAATTTATTACAAGCAACATATAAACAACCAATTAATAATCCCGTTTTATTATCCTTTCTGTAATTAAAAACTCCTTCATCAATTAATAATCGATAAATAATAATAGCGGTATGAACTACTATGGAAAGCATATTTGCGGTAGTTGCCATATTTTTTATTTTAATAAAATCTTGTTGTTGTGCTTTTTCTCTTGCTTCCATTCCATTATATTTAAATAATTTTTTTATTGCATACATATCTGCACATCCACTATTCCCTGATAATATACAAGTCATTGATGATTTTGGAAAATAAGGATGCACAGGCATTCCTAATCTGGTTTGGTCTGGTTCTCCCAATTCATTTGACACACACGACGTTTCAGGTGTATTATCCAGCGTTTTTGTTGATATATTTCCGCAAGTATTATTTACACACACGTATTCTTGCAAATCATTTACTTGCATGATTGATTTACATTGCATGCAAATATCAGGTTCAAATGTATCAAACGCATTCATATTATAATTTTCAAATAAATTATCCATATTGGTTTCTTTTGAAACAGATTTCCAAGCATTTTTTAATGTATTATTATTTTTTTTCTTTTTTACAACTGTTTTATTAAGATTAATATAATTATCATAGTCAAACAAATTTGTTGCATTCATTATTTATTTATTATTATTAATTATTAATGTTATAATTAATAATTATTTCATTTTTTTACATTTTTTAAGGTTTTTATTTCCGCAACATTTAATTTTATATGTAAAAAAATGATTTTTTTATAAAAAAATGATTTGGTTTTAAAACAATATAAATTTATATTATTACAGACTATTAAATGTTAACCCAATTGAATATGGATAATAAATTCACGCTTATTAAAGTGTTTAAAAGTTGTTGTTCAAATAATGAACTTGATTTATCAAGCAGTAAATTAAATAAAAAAACAATTTTGATAAAAAATATATTTAAAAACATTGGAAATTTTGCTCAATTAACTAAACTTGATTTATCTTGCAATCAATTGACTACTTTACCTGAAAGTATTGGAAAACTTACTAAATTAAATGAACTTGTTTTAGTAGAAAATCAATTAACTACTTTGCCTAAAAGCATTGTAAAACTTACTCAATTAACTCATCTTGATTTGAATGATAATAATTTAACTACTTTACCTGAAAACATTGGAAATCTTACTCAATTAAATTATCTTGATTTAGAATTTAGCAATTTAACTGCTTTACCTGAAAGCATTGGAAATCTTACTCAATTAACTCATCTTGAGTTATCTTCCAATAAATTAACTACTTTACCTGAAAGCATTGGAAATCTTACTCAATTAACTCATCTTGATTTAAGTTTCAATCATTTAACAACTTTACCTGAAAGCATTATTAATAATGCTCAATTATTACATATTAATTTGTATGGTAATTTTTGTGGATTTACAAAAGAAATATATTACAATTCTATTGATAATTATAACAAAACATTAGGACCGCTTGCTAAACAAATATATTTAAACAATTTTGATGAATCACTTATGAATCAAAGTATTATCATAACAAATCCAAACAATAATAATTATTCATGCGAAGCAACTATAACAGGATTAAATCCACTTACATTTAGCCCACTTACATTTAAAAATAATATTATGCGACTTGAAAATATAAAAGAATATAATTTTTATATGATACAAATTTAAATGATTTAAGAAATAAACTAAAATTAAATAGTGATGTTTGGAACATAATTAAACAATATGGCAGAAAATGAACCAAGAAAAGTAGAAAAACAAATAAAACCAGGAAAAATAAAAATCAACAAATATAATTAATTTTGTATCATATTAATTGACGTATTTAAAGATAAAATGTAAAAAAACAAATTAAATAAAAATGGTTTTTATATTTTTATTTGACCACGTAATGGAAGTTTATGTGGTATTTTTTTTATTAATAAAAATTTATTTAATTAATTAAATTTTAAACATTTAAAACGAGGGCACCAAATATACATAGCAACCGTAAATAAACAAGTGCTATAACCAATAAAAAAACTAACATCTACCATTGTCCAGTGTCTTAATTGATATGGTACATATTTTCTAACATAGTATTTTAAATCTCTATACATATTAAAACTTATTTATAATATGTATTAATACTAATTATTTGTTTATGTTATTTTTTATTAAAAAAATAATAATTATTACATAATCCAATTATTATAACTATATGTATTAGTTTCATACAAAGTAACTGTGTATTGATTTTTTAATCCTGATACATATACTTTATCTTTGTTATATAAATTATCACATCCTTGCTCATTCATACAATCTTTTTTATTAACAATTACTTGTAATTTAATACTATTTTGTTGATTTGAAGTGGCAGTATAATATTGCCATTTATTTCTGGATAAATTAACAGGTCTTCCCATTAAAGGTAATATACCATCCATATTATTTTTAGAATTAATTGGTGTAAGAATTCCTAATTGTGTGTATGGTACTTGAACAGCACCAATATTATTATTAATCATTGGTATATTATAAGCGTAGGTATTTCTTAAAGGAGGAATTCCCCAATTTTGCTCATAAGGAATACCAGTAGGAAAAGTATTAATATTATTTGTATTAGTAACATCAGGACAATTAGACGTATTATTTTTTTTGTGGTTATTATTGTTATTGTTATTGTTATTGTTATTGTTATTGTTATTGTTATTGTTATTGTTATTGTTATTGTTATTGTGATAATTTAGTGTATTTTTCCAAATTAAATAAGTTACACATAATAAAATGAAAATAATTGTGTAAAATATGTATTTAGAAAAACAAATTGTATTGGATTTGCATTTTGCCATAATAAAATAATAATATATATTATTGGTATATATTATTATTTTTTTGAATAGATTATGTATATATTTACATTTACATAAAAAAAATGAAAACGAAATTAATTAGTTTATATTGATAAAAATAATTAATTAATATGATGGAACATACTACTGAAAATGAAGAAAATAATAATTATGGTTTAATTAATCAAATTATTAATGATGCAGATATGATAAATATTACAGATACAACGATTGTATTAATGCGTAAATTACAAAATATATTTAGTATTAATGGCAACGACAATTATAATGACATATTATTTGTAAATCCTAAAAAATATGATGATAATGAGCAATTTGGAGAATTTATAATAAAAGTATATGAATATATTAATTTTCAATTGTCTGAGTTGAATGAATATGATGATGAACTAATGACCTTTATTAATAATTTTACAAATTGGTTGTTAATCCAACAAAAAAAAGGGAATTTTGGAAAACTACGTAAAACAACAGGCATATTTAAACAAGACGTAGAATTTTTTAAAATAGAAGAATCCATTAATCAAGATGCTGATGAAGATGATGATGGATATGAAATTATTAATTTTATTATTGATGGTAAATTTATTGAATCTATAGACGCGACTTATTGCTTGGATTCATATGATAAAATAAATTTTACTATTAATATTGATAAATTATGTATCAATTACCAAAAAGATAAATAAAATAATATTAAATACGCCAATTAATATGATACAAATTAATTATATTTATTGATTTGTGATCCATCCACAATCCACCGATGAATTTGTTCTAATTTTCAGAATACCATTGTAATTATATATATTTATTTTTATTAATTCATTCAATAAAAAACATACAAAGTAATATATATAAATAAATTAGTAATAATATATAATTTAAAAAAAATATGGATAGAATTAGTCAAATGAAAGCAGTACAAAAGGAAGCATTGGAATTATTTGAAAAAAAGAATAATGATTATGGTGATGCTTTTGCTAAATTTGGAGTTGTTGGCGTATTAATGCGTATTGAAGATAAATTACAAAGAGCATTGAATATTACTAATAATGGTATAACACTTATTAAAGACGAACGGATTGAAGATACATTGCTTGATTTGCATAATTATGCTGCTATGGCATTAATGTTATTAAATGAGGATAAATAAATTAATATTTCATTTTTAATGTGTTGTATTTTTTATTCATAATAAGGGTTTTATTATCAACCGCACCTTCCACGGCAAAATGTGAATTGCTTGGTTTATACGCAGTTAATGAACATCGGTCGGTTTTATTGTTACAGTTGCAGTCAGCACGATACATATTATTTTCGTATTCTTCTTTATCAGGTGTTTTAAAATTAAAGGATTTTTGACGGTGAGTTATGCATTTATTTTTCATATATTCTTCTAATCGTGTGAAATATTTAGATGAATCAATATTTGTATTAGCAGCAAGTGTTCTACGAATTGCCTTTTTTTCAGGATTACAGCACCACTTGGCATTAGTAGTTTGTTCGGTTGGATTTTCAGTAATATATGTTTTATTTGCGTAATAATCATTTACAAAAGACATGTTTCCGCAGTTTGTTGTGCAAGTATTTGGTAATTCGGGTACGCTTTGACCACCTGGCATATGTATTTGGTCTAATAAACCCAATCCAACCGAATTTGTTTGACGATTGGTAGGATTTTCAGCAGAAGTTTTCATAGTACCACGACGATAATGTTTGATGGGTCTTGCTTTTCCGTGAGTCATTGGTGCGTCATCGTATTTGGTTAAAGGGCGAATAAAACCAGATACATGACCGATTTTAGTGGATTCAGTGCCTTTCCAAGGTTTATATCCTCCATATGGGTGTTGTTTATAAAAAAACATATTGAATATCTATATATACTATTCTATATATATTTTGCTTTATAAAATAATAATAATAATAATAATAAAAATATAATAAGTTATTGTTTAATATTTATTATACTTTTATATATCAATATATATATTTATATTATTTTGTTGTTTTTGTTATAAAATGTCTATCAATCATTTATTCAATCGAATGACTTTATTAGAAAATAATATCAACAATTTACACAAAACTATGAATTCATTAAATAGGGAATTATCCCACAATGTATCTAAAAATTATATAAAAAATAATCGTAAAAAAAATAAATCAAAACCAGCAAAACCAGCAAAACCACCAGCAACTAAATCAAAAATAAGCAGTAACACAAAAACAAATGATACTGTGGATGTAAAAGATAAAGTTAATACTGTGGATGTAAAAGATAAAGTTGATACTGTGGATGTAAAAGATAAAGTTGATACTGTGGATGTAAAAGATAAAGTTAATACTGTGGATGTAAAAGATAAAGTTAATACTGTGGATGTAAAAGATAAAGTTAATACTGTGGATGTAAAAGATAAAGTTAATACTGTGGATGT